TGTCACACCCACCATGCAACGCATACATCAAGGTCTCAACACAGATGGAGTGTTTGCCACCAACATTGCCGACTACAAAACTGGCGGCAAGCAAGAATACCAAGTGGTGGACAGATGGATTGCACTGGCGGAGAAACTGGGATTCCGATATCAAAAGGTCATACGCATGATGCTGAACACAAGACCTGGTGTGGGCAATCACAAAACAGCTGGCCGACAAAAGTGGGAAGGCGTATATGTGTTTACTAAAAAATAGTAGGCAAATTCCACAGCAACACGGGGCATTTTTTGGTTGACCGAATATTTCCCGTTTGCTATAATACTTGTACAGTAATTAAAAAGGTTCCCCAGATGACCCAACAAGAATTTGAAAGCGATGTTAGCTACTTGGTTCGTCCGTTGTTAAACGACGACGAACACGCAGGATTTTTTGGCGATACCGGCACGTTGTTTGCCGCTTGCTCAGAAGACACTGCTCGCAGTATTTTTCACACACTGAGCCGTAAATTTGGGCCAGGAAAAGTTCAAATCAACGGTCCCATCAATGGTGAGTATGCTTACGATTTTGTTTGACACAATCTCGAGGTTGACGAATAAGACAATCCCTTATATAATATACACATAGTTTAAATAGTTTAGACTATGTTTTATTAACCAATCCCGCATTGTGTCGGGTAACGAAGGAAAATATCATGGCAGCAAAACGCCTCACACGTAAACTCACGGATGTAATTGCCGAAGTTGAAAAACAACTTATTGCACATTACAATGTCACCGAAGCGCAAATAGAATCTTGGCGTCTACGAGCCCAAGCCCTCTCGCACCGATTTCCTGTTAGTTCGATGATTGAAATCGAAGACCTTTGGATTGACTATGAGGTGCAACGTGATGTGATTCACAAACACATTATCAACATTATGAAAAAGTGGGATCCACGAGTATGCTCGCCGGGTTCTGCTTGTCGTATCAATGGCGGCGACAAAATATATTTGTATGATGCTCAACATCGTACCATTGCCGCAGGCCTATTAGGCTACACGGAAATTCCTTGTGCTGTGGTAGAAACCACTGACCCTAATTTTGCCAGTTATGCATTTGAACTGCTCAACGACACAGGTGTTAAGAGATTAAATCCTGGTGACCTTCACCGTAACGCATTAGTTCGTTATAAAAATGGCAGTCGCGAGCTTAAAGTTGTACGTGCTCGCACAATGCAAGACAAGTTTGATAAAGCTGGAGTTGACTTACAAGACAAAGCTGCTCGTAAAAGTGCAACACTCTGCGGAGACAATGCATACTTTATGAGTCACTTTAAATATGCTCAAAAGGGCATTGAAGTTGATAACAGCGGCAATACACTGTACAACATCTTAGATGCCATTACCAGTGTATATGTCGAGCAAGAAGAAATTGATCAAGGTGTGTTCATCGGGTTGTATGAATTGCACCGTCTTTCCAGCAATGACTCTAATGCTAAAATGCCCAAGGGCTGGATGAAAACGTTGCTAGAAAGCATTAAGCCTACTTTTAAATCGTCGCACATCTTGCACGACAAAGGCAAGGATCAATGGGCATATGTACGCCCGGGTGCTACCTGGTCGGCACCGGATGCTATGGCCAACTTTATGCGTGAACTGCATATCCGCAACGGCGGCGAATTAAACTTGCCATTCCACGGACCTGGTGCTAAAATGGGCATTGAAGAAGGCAATGTTGCTCCTGGCCTGTTTCCTAAAGGAGTATAAAATGTATAATGGTTCTATTAGACCCGGTAATAACCGCTTAACTGAAAACAAACTGACGGAAATTTTAGAAAAAGAAATTCTCATGATGAGTGTTCTTCCCAAAGGCACAGCTGCAACACATTATAAAGATATGTTTGATCTAGATTTTGTATGGTACCGCACTGTAATGGGACTCAGCGAGAATATATCAAACTCAAAAAAACGTGCCGCAAAATTTGGTTGGAAAAACAACTTGACCATTCCTTATCTTGCCAAATTGTGGTTTAAACAAAAAGGTCGCTGTGCGTTGACTGGCATAATGTTAGAGTACGAAAGCGGAGATTTACAAAGTAAAAATCCTTACCGCACCAGTGTTGATCGAATTGACAACAATCTTGGATACGTACAAGGCAATGTTAGATTACTAACACACTGGGCCAACAATGCCAAAAGCACATGGCCTGATGAAACGTTTATCAAGTTTGTTAAATCTGCCAACAAGGTGGCCGATCATGCTTAAAGAATCACTAGAACAATTTACTCCACCTGTGTATGGCAAGACCAAAAGAACTGCTGACACTTACAAGTCTGTGGCAGATTATTGTATGCGTAATTTGACAAGACTGCTTGCCGAATATCATGCGGTGAAAAATGATCAACAACTGCTTCGTGAAATGCGCAACGATATTGACAAGTATCTCCGTCGTTATCATGAGTATTGTATCCAACAACGCAATGGTATGAAAGCACACTATCACGAAGTTGGTGCAGATGAAGAGTGTGACTTTGAACACTTGATCCCGGCGGCAAAGGTTCGCGACTTGTTGTTAGCCAAAGTAATCACAGTTACGCAGGCCCTAAATGTGCCAACAGTAAAATTAAGCAGGGCCAAACATGTTCTGCTCAATGAAGCAGGATGGTCCAGTGCCACTCCTGACATGTGGTTGCCATTCCGCAGGTATAGTCAGGTATTTTCCGCAGTGTTTGAAACTCACGATGGCACAGCAATCGACCCAGAAACCTGGACTTTGGAACGCCATTTTGACTATTTTAAGCACTTGGTTATTGAATAATTTTGTTGCATAAAAACAACACTGTAATTGCTTAAAAATTCAGCAGTTTTAGCGGTTGACCAATAATTCCCAATTTGCTATAATTAGGGTATGAAAAATGCAACAATACGCCATCCCGAACTGCTGAACGAGTTCCAAGCGATCCAGGTAGCAGACTACATGGAACGAACCAAACCCAACACCCTGTACACAATGACCCCGGGCAACGACTGTGTCTGGGTGTACTACGGAAGTATTAATTTGTACTTTATCTTCCGCAACGGTCGAATTGCCGACATCCAAATAGACTAAAACGGTTGACCATTATTTCCCAATTTGCTATAATATAGACATAGAGTAACAAAACAGGAGCTCCAAATGCGACACGTAACAGGTTTTAGCAACAGCACCAAGATTCGCTATATTGTCAACGGGTTTGGCATGTACGGAACCGTAAACGATCTGTTTACAAAAACAGCCACAGTATCGCATGGCGAAGCCCTGCGCAAGGCAATCAATCACCTGGCCTACATTCGCCGAATCAGTCTTAATCGCGGCGACGCTCGCCCAGTGGGAGTCAACATCACTCATGAAGGCATTCAAGTTCAAATTAACTTGATGGCCAACTGATTCGGTTGACCCAAAATTCCCAATTTGCTATAATATTGACATAGAGTAACAAAACAGGAGCCCAAAATGAGCACAGCAACATATCAAGCATTGACCGAGCAAGAAAAACGTGAAGTTCGCATGTACGGTTGTACCGAAGCGCAGATGCGCGAAGCAGTAGAATCGTCAATCACTTTCAAATTCAGTGGCCCTGCAATGGTTGTGGCCAGCATGATGAGTGACGCACAAGAAATGGTCAATACCGAATACGGTGAGGTTGATAGCATGCGAGCCGAAGATGCTCGTCAGCAACTGAACCGTGCCAAATTTGTGTTGTTTACCTACATCATGGACAAGCAAAACGCTTGATCAAGGAACTGAGATGAACCAAGACTACACCATGTACATCTACAAACGAGATCGTCGTTGCAAAACTGGCGAGCGACTGTTTAGCACCACAGTTTGGCGTGACCGCTCTGACGCTGGTATTCGACGTGAATGTAACGAACTGTACGATCTTTACCCGGCCACACAGGGCTGGAGATTCGAGTGCCATCCGCGCATGGTGCCTGCTGTTTTGACCCGTGAGATTGCGTGATCATGGCCGGCTATAACGCGATCCTTGAACTGCGTCGTCTCGAAGAAGCTGTGAATCAATTGGGATTCATGATGTCAGCACCGCGAACTGGCAGCTGGGGCAACGATGGTGACCGAGTGTCGATCAAACCCAAGGACGACACTGCACTACCACTCTACAACAGAGATGCCGAAGTGTTTACTGGCACACTGGAACAACCTGGCCTCCCTACCTTATGCTAGTATCCATTAACAGGTTGCTTTACATAACTGCCGCCTCGCTGTGGCCGGTTGGTCTCGCAATTGGGCATTTGGTGTTATGGTGGGGTTGCGTCCAGTGAGTTTTTTAGAGATTTAGGCCGGTTGCAGGTTTGGCAACTTCGATTGCTATTATATAGATTTCAGTTGTCAATGGGTGGCAACTTGACTAGTTGCCAATTTGTTTCTTTGTTGCCAAGGTGGCAACTCGGTGAGAAAATAGTTCTTATGGGTTGCCACTCGCGAAAAGCGCCCCGTGTGTCAGTTTAAAGCTTTTTAATGTGCAAAAAGTCAGACATGAGCACGCAAATAAAATATAC